GCCCTAATAATCGGGGCAGTGGTCTCTTGACCTGTAGAGTAGGCACTAGCAACGCTAGTGGGCCTGTTGTTTGAGACTCCTTCAGACGACCTAAGGGATCGGTAGGGTGGTGTGTACGCCTTACTTGGGCGACTCCCACTCGGACCGAAGGTACGACGGGGTCTATTTCGGGATTGAGGGTTTATACCCCCCCTGCGCTGACTAGCGCGCAACTGACCGCCTTGAGCGGGTCCAGATTGCTTTGGTCTAATATTGTTGTTCATTGTATGGGATACGCGATAAACGAACGCGGACTATACATCACTACACACCATTTAACTCTAAAGAGTATGGCTAACCCGTGTAGTCTCTCGACATTTACAGTGAGAGAATTAACTGCTACCCCTCCCTGGGAGTAGATTAGGATTTTAGAACGACTATTTCAAGATACAGAAGACACAGAAGCCTAAGCTTGATGCCCAGTATCACCTGATAAACGCAATTGAATGCGCAGAGTTCACCTGGATTATGAGTCCAAATGACCAAAGATCATCATAGATCGTGACCAAACAGCTCTAACGCTGACTTAGTACGGAACTATTAAGTTCCCTCGATACATCTTCCGAAGAAGGAATCCGAAGCGAACACCGTTTTGGGCTATTTAAGTATAGTGACCCCATGGCCAAGTTTATCCTCCTTCCGGGAGTGGTCACCACGAAGGACCGTGGAGAACAACAATGGGACTTAAAGATGCTTATTATAGTATCATGTCTCCAGGGCTGGCCGCAAATCGGACAAAACCAGCCGAGAGGAACCTAAGAAGGTCCTTCCTCATTACTTTCTGAGAACCCAACCCCCGATAAATGGGGGCCTCGAAATCACGAGTCAAAAGCCGCTTATACCAGGGCTTATTGAGATAGTTCTCAAATTTAGGAACAATATACCCCTCAGGAAGAGGTGGCGGACCTGCAAGAGCAAGGTCTGGATATTGTTCAACAAAGAGATTCGCAAGACGCTTCTGGATCGAAGTTGTCTTATAAATAGTACCCAATGGCGGTACCACACCCATCCCCCCGAGATCTTGGGGCAGATAGAGGTTGCGATGATCTTTACAGCCGACACAAAAGTCGAGCTCCTCCCTATCACGATAAGAAACTGTGAAAAGGGTCTCTTTCTTAATATCCTCCTTATGTAAAGCGAGGAAGCGAGATAAAATCTCAAGCTGACGACCTGGTAAGGTTCCGTCTAAGATTAAGTTAAGAGTTGCTAGGAGTGTTCCCCCGACAGAATCGTCGGTTTTCTCGGAACGCTGTACCTTGTGAGCACCAAAGAAAAGACCCGTATTAAGAAACGGAATCTTCCACGGTGTAGAGCCCTCAACACGTAAGTTGAAGTGGAAACTCTCCGAATTAATATTCGCATACACCGGGTGCCAATAGGCTTTCCCTACACTCATTTTAAGTCCAATGGAGCCGGATAAATCCGCATGACGAGTGTAGTCGGTTTGTGAACCGACATAGAGCATATCATCCCCGTTAACTAAAACGGTAGAAAGACGTTCCTTAGTGGACCAACGGTCCTGCTTTTCAGCCATATTACTAAGGTAAACACCCAGATTTGCTAAACAAAGTACTGGGAAGCTCAATATGGAGCCCATCAACTGACCAGACACCTGGGTTCCCCCAAAGTGTCTCAAATCCAGACCTATTCCCTCAGAATCGGGATAATAAAGGTCATGGGGACCGAGGCAAAGAAAGGCCTCTTCACGAACCTTAGGATCAAGGTATTGTGTAATCCAGAATAGTATTCGAGAAGAATACTTCCAGGAAAGTCCATCGGTGGCGGCCTTATAGTCAATCGACAACCAACCAGCATCGTCTGTACGGTTCTTAGCCGTTACGAGATCAATGAGATCTGTTGGAGATAAGGTCCGACCAATCAGTCGAAAACAAGGCATACGACGCAAAACTTTATGCATCGCCTTTTGGAGAGGTCTCATCCGGGAATAGAGATGGGCAGGGCCCTTACTTATTACTCTTCCCTTCAGAGGTTCTAGAACGATCTGAACCTTCGCCGATGGTCTAACCATATCAGGCGCGAGACTACTTAAATTCTCCCATTCATCGCAACCATAGGTTGCGCGGATTTCAACCACCTGATGGTGGGAAACTCCGTCCTTTGTATGTAGATGAGGAATGACAGTCATCCTATATAACTCCGTACCACGGTCCGAAACACTAAGTTTCGCTAGACCTCGCAGCCGATTTTGCTGCCCACCCTTACTCCGGGAGCGCTCATAGCAAGCACTCTTAGAGGGGGTAGTCTCCTCCCACTTGGGGCCTTTGGAGAAATGGTTCTCGATACCGCGAGCGGTTTTCTCGAGTACTCGGAGGAAAGTCTTATCCTTGAATATCTTAGCGATAGCAAGGTCATCACCCTGATCTGGGCTAGTAAGACTCTCTTGATGATCTAAATAGGTTTGTTCTACGAAGTCAGGACTGCATTCTAATGCACATCTCTTGACCTGGAACCATGAAAACCATAAATGCGTGTTCTTGCGATTGAAAACCTTTTGTCGGTTTCGCAACCACGACCAAACACGGCCACTAGCCCGGAATTCTTCATCGGGTTTAGGTGGCGCTTCACACTTCAAATACTTGGA